GTGCTCGGCATTGGGGTTGGCCTGGATGGCGTGTCGGCTGCAGTGGTCATTGCAGGGCGTCGCGCTGATGGCCTTGTACACCTTGAGACCTTTGAACGAAACCAAGGCGTGTGGTGGATTGAACGTCGACTACGTGACTGGGTGGAACAACAGCAACCAGTGGTAGTTGCTTGGGATCACGGTGGCCCGGCTCGAGCTGTCTCGCCTGACATACAACGTGCGTGCGCAATCGGCAGCACGAAAGCTGTTCCAATGACGGGCCGTGAATGGTCGGGCGCTTGCGAAGCGTTCGGCCACGCAGTCAAGGAACTTCGAGTACGTCACATGGGCGACGTACTGCTGCGTGATGCAATCAACGGTGCCTTCCGACGTGAGGTTGGATCTGGCTGGGTCTGGGATCTGCGTGGTGCACGCTCCGACATCACCCCACTGCTGGCCGCCACCGCAGCCCTGAGGGCGCTTGAAACCCTGCCAACCGAACCTGCCTTTGTGGGTGGATTCGTGGATCTGAACGAATTCTTCAATGACGACGACGATTGAAAGGGGCCGACATGCTTGCCACCGCATTGCAGATTGCTGGTCTCATGACGATCATCACCGGCGGTTTCGTGTTGTCAGCCGGCACCGGCCTGCTTGCCCTCGGCGCGGCAGCGGTGTTCGTCGGGCTCGCTGCGGAGCGTGACTGATGCTGTCACGGATCTTCGCCCCGGCAACCGAGGAGCGTGCACAGTCAACGACGTGGGGCACATGGCCCGGTGACGTGTCGCCGAGTTCTGCGCCGATCGTGAACCAGTCATCGGCGATGCAGCTCCTGGCGGTCGCCGGTTGCGTGCGGCTCATCACCGATTCGATCTCGACGTTGCCGGTCGACACGTACGGCACCGACGCTTCCGGTCAGCGTGTCGAGGTGCCCAAGCCTCGTTGGCTGAAGTACCCGACGACCGATCTGGACTTCACGTCGTGGTGCACGCAGATCCTCACGTCGCTGCTGTTGCACGGCAACGCCTACTGCGCGATCACCCGGTCAAACACGGCCATTGTGGAAGTGGTGCCGGTCGACCCGGCGTTGATCATGGTGTCTCGGGCGCAGGGCCGCAAGGTGTACTTGGTCAACGGCAAAGAGTTCGCCGGTGAGATCCTGCACATCAGCGGCATGATGCTTCCTGGTGCTGATGTCGGCGTGTCGCCGTTGGAGTACGCACGCCAGTCCATCGGCCTGGGCTTGCAGGCGCAGGAGTTCGGGTCGGACCAGTTCCAGTCGTCGCTAAACATGCCGGGCGTCATCGAGTCGCCGGGCAAGATGAACCCGGATCAGATGTCGGCGATGGCGCAGGCGTGGCGCAAGGCCCGCACGAAGCGTGGACGTGGCCTGCCGGGCGTGCTCGAGGGTGGCGCAACGTGGAAGCCGACCGGCGTCACGAACGAACAAGCCCAGTTCTTGCAGACCCGCCAGTGGACCGCAGCCGAGATCGCCGCCCAGGTGTTCATGGTCGACCCGTCGGATCTCGGTATCCCGGTGGCCGGCACGTCGTTGACGTACGCCAACCTCGAGCAGCGGTCGATTCGCCGTCTGCAAGTGACGTTGTTGCCGTGGATCATTCGCCTTGAAAGCGCTGTGTCGTCGCTGCTGCCCCAGCCCCGCTACATCAAGTTCAACGTCGACGGCCTGCTTCGTGGCGATTCGTCTGCCCGCTGGATGGTCTACGAAGCGGCGAGCCGCATCAACGCCGCCGCTGTCGCCTACGGCCAGCCCCCGGTGCTGCTCACCAACGAGATGCGCGACTTCGAAGACCTGAACCCTGTTGACGCACCTGCCGTGCCGCAACCGGCCCCGACGGTGGCACCGGACCCTGCACAGTTGAACAGCGCCCAGCCGGTCAACGTGCACATCCACCAACCGGCCACCGAGCTGCGCATGGAACCGGGTGCGGTCACCGTCCAGAACGACGTGCACGTACCCGAGCAACGCTCACCCGAGGTGCACGTGCACAACGAACCTGCAGCGGTGTCGGTCGACGTGCACCCGCAGACGGTCAACGTGCCCGGCCCGAACATCATCGTCGAAAACAACCTGCCCGCTCCCGTACCGACGAAGCGCACCATCGTCAAGGACGCCGAAGGGCGTGCCCTGTATTCGGTCGAGGAACCGTTGACGGAGGAAACCCGTGGCTGAGGGACTGTCCGCCTACACCGCCAACGCATTCCTGAATGCGCTCGGCAACAACACGTCGTTCGCTGTAGCGACGGTCTACATGCAGTTGCACACGGCTGCTCCCGGTTCTGCCGGTACCGCCAACCAAGCAACCGAAACGAGCCGTAAAGCGGTCACGTTCGGTACGCCGTCGGCCGGGTCGATGACCAACGACGCTGCAGTGACGTGGACAAACATTTCAGGCAACCAAGACGCCAACCATGCTTCGTTCTGGGATCTTTCGACCGGCGGCAACTTCCTGTTCTCGGGCACGATCACGGCATCGTCATACAACACCGGCGACACCTACCAGGTGGACATCGGCGGCGTCACGGTGTCGTTCACGCTGGCGTCGTGACATGGCGAACGGCACCGGCACCGCCACCCTGAACTTCGGGGCGCATCCCGGCTCCAACGAGGCGTCGGTCGCAGTGACCGGCCTGTCGTCGATCCTTGGCACGTCGAAAGTGGAGGCGTGGATCATGGGCGACGACACGACTTCCGACCACACCGCATCCGACCACCGTTACGTCGAACTGTGGTTGAACCTGACGTGCGGCACGCCCACTGCCGCAACCGGGTTCACGATCTACGGTCGATCCACCGAAAAGCTGACCGGGCAGTGGGCTGTCCGCTACGTATGGAGTGACTGATGGCTCTCGATGTCAACTTGAAGGACTCAAGCTCCGGCACCCCTGCCGAGGTCGACGCTTCCGGAAACCTGCTCGTCACGACTCCCGGCTACACGGCCACCGGTGCGATTTCCGGTGGTGGTCCGGCGCAGGGCCCCGCCATGTTCTCGGAGAACGACCCCGGCACGATCACCGGCGCCCGCTACGTGGTGTCGCCGGAGACCGACGACGACTACCGGCTGCGTGTCGCTCACGACCACATCCTCGATCGTGAGACGTTCAACTACGCCGCGCAGAACACCGGCAAGCATTCGCACACGTTCACGACCCTGACGGCCACCGTGTCAACGAACGGTCTTTTGACGAACTCGGGTGCGATCACGACGACGGCGACCGGCATGACGTTCGGTACGCACGCCGAGTTCCCGTGCGGCATGACCGCCCAGCCGGTCTATTGCGAAACGAACATGTCGATCTCGGTCGCCACGAACTCGTTCCCGTCGAACACCACGATCGACGTGGGCATGTTCCGACGTGGTGCGACGACGGCGTTCGCCCCGACCGACGGTGCCTACTTCCGGTTCACGTCCGCAGGCATTCTGGGCGTCATCAACAACAGCGGCACCGAAACCACGTCGGTGTTCACCAGCCCGACGTTCGCCGCCAACGAGAACCACCTGTACGGCATCATCATCAACGAGAAGGCCGTCGAGTTCTGGATCGACAACGTGCTCTACGGCGAGGTCGACACCCCGCTCGCGAACGCTCAGGCGTTCCGTTCGGCGACGTTGCCCTGGTCGATGCGTCACGCCAACACCGGCACCGCATCGAGCGCCGTGCAGGCGTTGATCACCGACTACATGATCTCGCTCGGCGGTGCGAACTACGCCCAGTCGCTCGCAGCGATCGGTAACCGTTCGCTCGGCTCGTATCAGGGTCTGTCGGGCGGCACGATGGGTTCGTTGGCCAGTTATGCCAACAGCTCCAACCCGACCAGCGCCGCAGGCTCCAACACGGCTGCGAACGTGACCGGCCTCGGCGGTCAGGGTGCGATCAACGCTGCTGCCGGTGGCTCCACCGACGCCGTCATGTGCTCGTTTCAAGTGCCGGCCGGTTCCACGTCGGCACAGGGCCGTCGTCTGGCGGTCACCGGGTGCAAGATCAGCGCAGTCAACTTGGGCGCAGCGGTGGCGACGACCGCCACGACCGTCGCCTACTCGATCGCTTTCGGCCACACGTCAGTCGGTTTGAACACGACTGACACCGCATCGTTCGTGACCGCCACCACGAAAGCACCTCGACGCATCCCGATGGGCTTCCACTACTGGCCTGTCGGCGCAGTGGTCGGTGCAGCAGCGCTGCCCGGCGAGTTGTACATGCAGTTCCAGAACCCGATCTTCGTGAACCCCGGCGAGTTCATCGCCGTCGCCATGAAGTTCATCGTCGGCACCGCCACCGGTTCGCAGTCGATCTGGTATCACGTCGCCTTCGACTACGGCTGGGAGTAACCGATGTCGCTGCTGCTGGCCCTGACCGGTGGCGGCGGTGGAGGCGGCGCAACGGTCACAGCGACCGTCGCAGCACCCCTCGGCGGCCTGACCAGCACGACGACAGCGACCGTCACGCACAACGCCACCGTTGCTGCCCCGCTCGGCGGCATGACGACGACGGTCGCAGCGACCGTCAAGCACCTTGCGACAGTGGCCGCACCGCTCGGTGCGCTCACCACCACCACGACCGCCACCGTCATCAAGGCAGCCACCGTCGCCGCACCACTCGGTGCGCTGACGGCCACTGCAACGGCGAACGTCACCCACTTCGCCACGGTCGCCGCACCGCTCGGCGGCATGGCGACGACGGTGCAAGGGCCCGGCGATCAAGCCCAGCCGTACGACACGTACCACGGCGGCGCACCACGGCCCCGTCGCCGACCCCAAGCACCAACACCACCGAGGCGTCTGCCCGCCAACCCGGTGCACATCACGGCAACCGTCAACGCCCCACTCGGCGGGCTGACGGTCACCACCACAGCAACAGCGACGTACGACCTGACGTTCGACCTTGAGTCGCTGCTGCTCCTCGTGTGAGAAGGAGTCCCCACATGGACATCAGCGCCCGCGCATCACAGACCCGAGAGCTTCGTGCGTTCACGTCAGCAGACCTGAACTTTCGCGACACCGCCGGTGGCGGCTTCACGTTCGACGGCATTGCGTCGGTGACGAACACGGCGTATCAGGTGCGCGACCAGTGGGGCGACTACGCCGAGACCATCGCCCCTGGTGCGTTCAATCGCACCTTGAAGCAGCGAGATGATGTGCGCCTTCTCATCAACCATGAAGGCGTGCCGCTGGCCCGCACCAAGTCGGGCACCTTGAAGCTGTCTGCCGCCCCTGACCTGCGCGCCGTGGCTGAACTGGACCCGGCGAACCCGAAGGTGCAGGAGATCCGCTCCGCCATGTCGCGTGGTGACCTTGACCAGATGTCGATTGGCTTCCGTGTCAAGGATCAAGAGTGGAATGCGGACTACACCGAGCGCAATATCAAGGAGCTGGTGCTCTTCGATGTCTCTGTGGTTACATACCCGGCGTCGCCCACCACGACCGCATCGCTGCGTTCCTACGACGCCCTGATGCGCACCATCAAGGACATCGACATGACACCCGAAGAAATGCGTCGG